CCTGCTGTACGGAAGTGAGTACAAAAATGACCCACTCAACGGTTCCCAATCATAATGACGATATGAATGATATAAATCATCAGGAACGTTGCTTAATGGGTGAACAGCACCCAACGCATTGATTAACTCAAACGTCCCTTGACCCACGTACATCCATAAATCGAAATCCAAGGCATAACCGATCACCTGACACGCCCACTCAAGGAAGAACAAAAGACCGCCAATCAGCCCACCGAACAACATAAACCTATTCGGTGAACCGTACACAGTCCGGCCATGATCCACATTATATAAATGCTTCACTTCATTCCATTGATTGAACAGTTCTTCAGACACCGCAATCCTAACTCCATCCGCTCTTGTCAAGGCAAACTCGCTATCGACAGCGTGCTCATCGACGGCCGCTTGCACCGCCGCATCCCAATCGTCATCAAGTTCTGAACCTTGTTGCTGATCAGCTAAATGATCAACTCCTAATTCTACGACATGCACTGGAATTTTTTGCATATCACCCGATAACAATGGTTCTGTATGAACTCGCGATTCCGACATTTCGAATCTGTCCTGTCTTCGATCCTCCTTGGTCACTCGCACTCCTCGACTTTTCGATGGATAGTGTCTCGTCTTGACATCATCACTCCCAGTCCATGAACCGTTGTTGCCATTCAAAAACGGCAAAAACTGACGATTCATACTCCAACTTTCAGTTGGACACATGATGCTACGAAACAGTGCGCTGTACCACACAAACAAAAAGAAATACAAGAAGAAATCAGGTGGCTGCATCCCAATATTCATCACGTACTCCCCCCTCCTCAACCTTGCCGTACCAATGAAAGCGCACAAACGCACTCTCAACTTTGTCCCAATTGTCCCGCGTGAAAAATACTTCACTATACACACGGGTAAGCACACTGCTAGTGCGTAGCTTGGCATTTCCAAGCTCACATAAAACAAGTGCTCGAACGTACTGTAAATAATACGCCACAAATCGAAACCCCTCCACATAGACGAAATTGCAAACGTGCAACAAATCCACTTGATGTTGTCAACGAAGCCACATACGAATTCGACTCCTAATAACTCGATGAATGAGGGGGCCAACACCAACAGTAGCCTCAATCCATTCAAATGCGAGTGCGTCAGTACGTACGTCAACACCAAGTGGCATTTAACAACGGGATCCAAATCATCCGTGTTCGTCCACTCACCATTGGCTCCATTCAGAAAAGCTTCAAAACGCCTCAAACTGAACCAGCCATATGCTATTTTTGTTTTCTCGCGAACCATCGTCAACGAGTGTGAGAACAACAAACTCACATTCCGCCCAAAATGCACCGGCGGTTGGTGCCCTCCATTTTCGTCGCCTCTGGAGGGGGAGGCTTCTGCCTCCCCAATATGTCAGAGTAGCAGCGCTGTCATGCCCTTCACCACTGCACCAATTGCAACTGGCTTGAGCTGACTCGCTATCTCTCTAACGGATGACAATAATGTGTCCTTCAATGACATGTGTGGATTCTTTTCTTTCACGACAGGTACATTTTGCAATATACTCTGCGCGTGAGCAAAACCCACTGGGTCTGCAATGTTCCTCGTCGCCAAAGTAGCAACTTTTGGTCCGATGTATTCGCAATGAACAATCATCTCAACGAGAAAATTAGCTGCCGCTGATGTGTTAACATAATACCCCGCTATGGCCGCTGGAACAACGACCGTGTTTCCGGTGAATAATGAACTAGCTTCAGCAGCATTGTACAGAGCCACACTCCCAGTGCTGGTCGGCATTTGCCCACCGCATGAAGGTGACATGTTATAGAAAAATTGCGTCGCGGCAGCTTGACCAGTCGAGCTTGACTCGTTATTTGGTGCTGCTGTGCCGTACAATATCTCTATGTCATTAACAGGATAAATCGACATGTGACATGGATCCCTTGTAACTCCTTTCACGTCTGTCTGCAACAACGATCCCAATGTGGAACCATTGTTAGACACGCCAAAAACATTCTCATGCATCGGATCAACATAACAATACGAAACACCACTCTCATTGATGGTAGTTCCGGTGTAAGTGATCCTCAAGCCACACGCAACCACTCTTCCTTGCAACAGAGTAGATTGATCGGACGTGTATGCGGCGTTACTGACCGTGACGTCTGCAGTGCCATAAGGCAAATTGCTGACTATAATGGGCAACACACCGGTGTAGAGAACGTTTGTAGCAGACATGATAGAAATGAGATTGGCATTGGCTGAATACGTCGGTCCAGTGTAGAATCCTTGTGGCAAATCATTACACCACGACGGATTACATACCACAAAACCAACGTTGTTCGTGCCGGTAGACATCGAGAACCGAACGAAACCAGAACTCTTCAGCGATGCACACGCAGGGGCGGTTGGCAAACAAACATTTCGTTCACCAAATGGGTCAATGACAGCACGCAAAAACCTCGCGCTGCACTCAGACATGGCCAAAGCGCTATTAATTCCGCTGGCCATCTTCTGTTTCTTCCCATTCCCTCTAATCGTCGCTGGTTTTGGAATTCTGACTCCAAACATTGCCTGCGTCATTGCATTTTGACTCGGATACGCTTTCCCCATAAGCTTCTTTTGCTTTGGTTTCTTACCCTTGTTCTTCTGCTTTTTGCCGCTAGGCTTTTTCCCTGCTCCACCACGCAAACCAATTGATCCGCGCATACGCAAAACTCCATTGTCCAAAAATGCACCGACTTGCTCGTCGGCAAAATTCTCGTACAAATGCTGCATCGACATGAAACGTGACGCGCCCGGCAAGTAAACATCGTACTTCATACAATACGTGTTCACAGGTAGCTCAGGCAACAGCTGTTCGGTGAAAAAGACCAAATTGCTGAATGTCGTTTCACGAGGCAGTTGGAATTGCACTAATTGTTCACCCAAATGTAAACTAGTGTGCAAATATCCAAAAGCTCTACGCGCTTCCCATTCCTCGGACCCAATGTCCGCCCTCAACGTGGCTGTGTTAAAGCGTGTTCGGCCAGTTTCTACACTCTTTAAGGATTCAACGGACTCATCATCAGAATCATCGTCTCCTTGGTGCTCACAACCAATCACGTTGGGAGTGCCACATTTGGCGCATTTCCCACACATCCACGTCGGGTCGGGGCAAGGTGTACTTCCACCATTGCCCTCCTCCCTTAAACTGCGCAAGAATGGGGACTCCTTCCCCTTATGTCCTGGCCGGACGCTCCTCGCACGACGCCACACGTGCTTCGGGACACGTGTTCGTCGGGTGATTTCTTTGATACCCCAGGGTTGGTCTGGAACGTAGTTTTGAGTGTTCGTCACACGTGTTTCTTTGTTATCCCAGGGTTGGTCTGGAGCGTAGTTTTGAGTGTTCGCCACACGATTTTCCGTCAACGTTATAGTCCCTGAACGGTAAGACTCTAAAAAGTGGTTTGTGGCCACCCCGTATTTTGCGCCGTGCGAGAGCATCCAACTCAAGCCCATTACTCCCCCTAGAAAGGGTTTCCTCGTTTTTCGGTATGGGTAAAAGAGGGCATAGCATAAGACGGCCTTTTGGGCCGATGCGGGAGCGCCCGGATGACTGGGTGAGACGTCCGGAACCCTTCATGAACTACGCGGAGATACCGTGTCCGCCCCTGGCTGGCCGCTACTGGATATAGCTAGACCATTCTAAGGCACCTATATGTAAGGCGAACTTCTCCTAAAACCTACCTGTAGTGTACAGGCATCAAACACGTTATTCCTTGCCGAAGTTACGACAAGAGGTTACGAACCTCAACAGAAGGGTGCGTAGTCAAAGCTCGCCCTCCCCTTCTGGAATGTGTGACAATCTTGGCGGGGTTACCTGCCCCTTGCCGCCGGTATACAGGCGTACCGATCGTCTACGATGAACCCATTCTAATTCACCGCATTGGTTGTTTTAGACTGGACACTGCCCAATCCCTTAACTACAACTCCGCATAAAGCGACTACCCCAGCGCCTTGTAGCTGGTGGGTGTGGTTTACATTTTGGCCGTTCCACACCTTAGAATCAGCAAGGTTCCGGTCCCTACACTGAAGCTGACAAACTCCCCAATAATGCATTGCTCGTACGGGCAATCTGCAATACACTAATGGGGCGAAATCCATTGTCA